GCCATCAGGAACAGTAAGTATCTTGGCTGGAGAATCTCCAGGAGTTCACTGGACTGTTGGTGGTCAATACTTTAATCGTGCAATTCGTTTTGCTAACTCTGATCCTATGTTGCCCCTATTTAAATTGGCTAACTACCGAGTAGAACCAGCAAGTGAATCACCAGAGACAACTTCAGTTGTGTTCTTCCCAATCAAATCAGAAGCAAAGAGAAGTGAGAAAGATGTCAGCATCTACGAGAAGATGGCTCTTGCTGCGACTGCTCAACGCTATTGGTCTGATAACTCTGTGTCTGTAACTATCTCTTTTGATCCAGAGACAGAAGCCTCGGCTATTGGTACGGCTTTGCATATGTACGATGGTCAACTTAAGACTGTTTCATTCTTACCTTCTGGTAATGCTACCTATCCTCAAATGCCTTACACACAGATTACTGCTGAGGAGTATGAGAACGATGGAGTAATGAAACTATTCCCAATTGACTTGGCTGGTGTTTACGCTGGTATGGCTGCTGATGCTATTGGTGAGGCTTACTGCACAACTGATGCTTGCGAAGTGAAGTTAATTAAAGATAACCAGTAACGCTTCTGCTATGGCTTCTGCTATGGCTTTGCTTTTCTGCATTCTTTGCACCATAACTCTTCTTCACTTAAGTAAGTGAAGGGCAATCTATCTATTGCCCAACTACCGCATTTGTCGCAGTACCCTTTTGGTTTTCTAGATTCCATTTGCTTCTGGTATGGCTTCTGTAATACACGGTTCTCCGTTATGTGCCTTTAGCATTTGATCAATGTTTTTTTGTTGAGACATTGCTTTAGAGTCTTTTCTTTTTAATTCTTTGTAATTTAAATCGTCAATAATTAAATTGCATTTAGGACAAGGCAAAACAATTCTTTTGTGGTTTTTTGAAGGCGTATGTATTTTCCAACCTAATTGAACTAATTTGCCCCAAAAAAGTTCTTCTATTTCAGTATCAGTAAGAGGAGTTTCATAAGAGGATAGTTGCTCTTGCTTGTACTTCTGCTGATGCTTTATGTCGTACTTGTTACTGAACTGTGCATCGTTGAACTTGCTAATGATCTTCCCCTTTCTTGTATTTAACTAACTTTCCTGGCTGCCAGGTGAGTTACTTAGTGAGATGACCCCCCGTCATTTCTGACGGGGGGCTTCTCGTATTGCTTCTCCTATGGCTTTGCTTTTGGCTTCGCCTTTTGTTCAGGGAACTGTGCTAACCAAAACTTTACAACTTTGGTATGAGCACCTTTCCATGCACTCCAGTTCTTACCGCCGTTACTCATGTGATAAGCAACTTGGGCATTGACCACAGGGTTTAGCAGTTTAGCGTTGTACTCCAAACTGTATTTATCCCTTCGTGCTTCTCCAAGATAACCAAGCATGTTAACTTGAAATAGCCCATAAGAGTTATCTCCTGTCGCTCGGTTACCATTGTGAGATAGGGGATTCCCACGTGATTCTTTCATTGAGATTGCCCATGCTTCTCGTAAGGCTTTGCCTTCAAAGCCCACCGCACTTAGTAACTCTACAAGTTGGCTTTTGGTCAACTTATCTGAGTTCTCGTACTTGGCTAGGGTTCTCATTCGTGTTTGTTCATGTATGGCAAACGCTTCGGCTTTTGTAGGTGAGAAGGCTGGTGGTAAAACCACGATCCCACTTGCTACAAAGATCGCTAAGAATAGCGATCCGAAAACAATTCTGCCTCTTGTTGTTAGTTTCATCATCACTCCAAAAAGTCATTAACAACTTCCGATGCCTTTGACTGGTTGTGACGAAGGCGATGTAAGTATCGCTCTGTCGTCTTGATTGACTGGTGACCTAGTCGCTCTTTGACCTCATGCACATCTACTCCACCTTTTAGAAGTTGAGTAGCGTTAGCGTGTCTAAGATCGTGAGTTCTAGGACTCCAACCAATTGCGGACTTGGCTATTGCTTTGTTCCATGTATTTCTCCAAAGATCACGGGGTAGGTGACTCGTTTGGTTGATGAACCGATCTTGCTTCACCTTTTGGTAAGGCTTTGCTTCTGCTTCTGCTATGGCTTTGGCTTTGCGATGATCTCTCACCGCTTGCTTGCACCTGTCGCATCTGCAACTCCCATGTGTGTAGGAGTAGAGCGTTCCATGCTTGAACTGTTTTCCGTCTATCTCAAATGGTTGAGCAGACTTTGTTCCTCGTGAACTCTTTATTTTACTTGGCTCTGCTAGGACTAACCTTGAAAACACTAGATCATCTTTTGATAGTGCTTTTGCGCTGACATAGCCTTTAATCTCTTGTAATAAGGCTTTGCTTAACATAAGGCTTCTTTTTTTGCCTGATTTTGTGGCATCTATGACCTTAAATCGAACTCCCTTGTTGTAATTTGTTCCGAGATCACTAACTCGCCTCTGCACGAATAATTCGCCACTTTTGAAGTTGATGTCCTTTACTCGGACTTCTGTGGCTTCTCCAAAGCGACAACCTGTGGCTACAAGGAACTTAGCGAATAACTGTGCGCCCTCTGTGGGTAGGTATTTAATGATCGCCTTGAACTCATCAGGCTCAACAACATTCTGAATGTCGGAGTGATTCATCTTGATCGTGATGCCATGAGTTGGATTAAAACTTACTTGCCCCGATGCAACTAACTTCTTGAACGCTGATCCGAGAGAGGCTTTTACTTGGCGCAAGGTTGCTGGTTGAACTCCCTGTAACTTCAGATCGTCAATTAACTTTGAAACGCTGAAGGTGCTGATCAGACTTACTTGCTGATCGCCTAGCGTTGGCAGGACATAGGCGTTCAAGATCGACTCGTAGCCCTTTTTAGTGATCGGCATGAGTTCGGCTACGGCTAACCAATCCTTTACGAATTGCGACAGGGTTAAATTAGCCTTTGAAGCCTTCTCTAAGCCGTTTTTCTCGGCTTGAATGGCGTGATACATCGCTTCGGTTTCTGTGTTCCATGTGCCAGCGCAGAGGCGTTTTCCAGCCTTGCGGTAATAGCCTGTAAAGCGATCACCACGCCTAATTGTGTAAGCCATACCAACCCCCCTTCGGTTGTTACTGGTGAGTAATGTTACTGGTCAGTAACTTAGGTGTCAAAAAAAAGCCCCCTAGCCGATCAGGGCTAGGGGGCAATTTAATAGGACTAAGGCGAACTCAGGCTTATGTGTTTGGAACTAACTTTGTTTAATTAAATAAAAGTTAGTTCATTTAGGCGTGAAGTAACTTCAATCTGGTGATCTCAGAGTTAGTTACTTGGGAAAATTAAATCTTCCCAATCATCATCGCTGAGATCGTACAGTTCAGTTGGCAAAACTTTCCAGCGATCTGCGATCTCAACAAAGTCCTGACCTACGAACCAATCAACATCAAAACCCCACTCACCTGCATACACCTTTGCGGTGTATAGGCGATCGTTCATTGGGAACTCGATCAGAGTTTCAGTTGCAGTTGTTAGCGTATTTGTCATTCATTTATCCTTTCAATTGATCTTTCTTTAATCCATTCATCGATCGTTGTTTGCTTCCATACTGGCGTTCTGCCGATGTGCTGATCGGGTTCGGGAAGGGTGTTGCGCTTTCGATAGGTGTAGATCGTGTCTGTTTTCAGACCTGTCTGTTGTGCGATGTCGGTACTTGTAAGCCATTCGCTCATAGTTTTTTATTAACTTTCTTTTTATTTTCATCAGGTTTATTCCCCCATGTGTATTTCATAGTTGGTGCATCAACCCACAAATAAGGTAGATCAGCATCAACATTGAATTGGTAATGATCAGCATCTTTGCGTTTTAAGTTGCTCTGATGTGATCGGTGAACATCAGAATTGCCTAACCATTTAGGCAATCCTGTATTTAATAACTCTGAATGAACTGCAATAAAGCGTTCTCTCATAGTGTCCTTGTATCCACGACTTATCCACTCATCACAGATCGCTATGCCGTATTCACACAAGGCTCGCTCATGTCCACGCCACATTTTTGAAGCAGGGTGGTTCACCCACCCTTTTGTCTGCCCCATTATTGCTCGGAGTATCTGCCACGCTTCTACTCGTTGCTTGCCTAATCTTTTGTTATCAAGTGCTTTTGCTGATCGCACAAAGTCCTGATACGGAAGGAATGTATTAACCATTAGATCAGTTCAACTCCTTCAATGTCGGTACTGGAACAAAGTTTGCACTCAGGGGGATAATCTCCGTCATTTCGTTCACGATCGCCAGCATAGTTATCAACGCATTTATCCTGATTAAAGATAGACACTTCAAACTCAATCCAAGCAGTTATGAACTCTTTTGTGTTTCCACAATCTTTACACTTTGGCATTAGTTGATTCCCCCTGAGTAATAGATTTCATTTTCGTCTATGTGACCTTCGGTGATGTAATCGCCGTTGATCTTGTTATCGTGATCAATGATCACAACATCAATACCTTCGGGGCAGAAAGTTACTTCTGCAACACCGCCCAACACTTCAACAACAACTTGGTTCTTTGCATACGGAAGTGTCATTGGTTGTTCCCCGATCTTGATCGGCTCTTACGGCGTTGAAGTGCGTAACGCTCTGCTTCTGTTAAACCGCCCCAAATCCCATACCTGAT